GTCAATAATGTATTGTTCTCTAATAAGAGTGCTGCAAGAAGAATGAATGGTGCAAATGATATTTTTGGACAGATGGAGAAAGAAGTTTCTGTAAGTCCTAAGAAATTTTCAAAGGTTGAAGAGATCTCTGCGCAGGATTTTATTGATAAGGTACTTCCTACCGCAAAAGAGATTGAAGCATTTGTAGAGAATAAGCATGAGAAGAATTTCGTATCAATGATTGCACCTGTAAACACAGATGCTAAGACAATGTTTAAGTGGAATAATGGATTGTCTTGGGCTTACTCAGGAAATATCACCGATTCTGATATGAAGCAGAATGTAAAAGCAGCTGGTGGTAATGTTGACGGAGTTCTCAGATTCTCTATTATGTGGAACGAAAATCAGAATGATAACAGCGATTTGGATGCACATTGTTTAGAACCCGATGGAAATGAAATCTATTTTGGCAATTGTAGAAAACCTGCGATTTCAAGATGTGGTGGACAATTAGATGTTGATATTACTCATCCCATGGAACAAATGCCAGGGAAACCTTCCGTAGAAAATATTACATGGGTAGATATGACTCATATGAAGCCAGGCGTTTACAAGTTCTTTGTGAATCAGTATGCAGCAAGAGGAAGCAAGGGATTCAAAGCAGAGGTTGAGTTTAATGGAGAAATCTATGCATTTGAATATAATAAGCCGGTAAGTGGGAATATTCAGGTAGCAGAAGTTACTCTTGATAAAAATGGTAATTTCACAATCGCTGAAAAACTTTCTGGAATTTCCTCTGTGACAAGTCGTGAGATTTGGGGAATAAATACAAATCAGTTTGTTCCTGTATCAGTGATCAGTTATAGCCCGAACTATTTTGATGAACAGGATGGAATTGGTCATAGGCATTTATTCTTTTTCCTGAAGGATTGTGTAAATAGTGAGGAGCCTAATGGATTCTATCTTGAGTTTCTTGACAATGATTTAATGAAGCATAAGAGAGTATTTGAGGCTTTGGGAGCAAAATGTCATGTAGAAGACACTGATGATCAGCTATCTGGTATTGGATTCTCAATGACGAAGAGGGCGGAGCTTGTTGTTAAAGTAAAAGGTGCAACAGAACGTATCATGAAGATTAAATTTTAATGAAAAAGGAGAATATTAATATGAGTGAAGTAAATTTGTTTGAAGTAGCGACACGTAATAATTACCAGTTTCCGTTTAGAGGTTTGATCAATGTGATTGATCTGTGGGATTTGTCTCTTACAAACCTTGATTCTGTATTCAAGATACTGAATGCGGAGGTAAAGAAATCCGAAGAGGAAAGTTTACTGAACACTAAGAGCAAGGAAGATGAGGAACTCTCCAATAAGATTGAGATCGTTAAGTATATCGTTGGGGTGAAGCTTGCTGAAAAGGAAGCAAAGGAAGATGAGAAGAAGAACCGTGAAATGAAACAGAGGCTTCTTGCAATCAAGGCTAAGAGACAGAATGAAGCGTTGGAAAATCTGTCTGATGAGGATCTGGATAGAGCTATTGCAGAGCTTGGTTAATATGTTTAGGTCGGCTGGTGTCACAGCCAGTCAGCCTATTTAGAAAGATAATGAAATGTATCTTTCGTTTAGAGGATAGTATATAAAGATGACTGAAGAAGAAATGAAGTTAATATCGGGAAAAATTAATAAACAAGAAGGTAGAAAATATCCATGCAGTAATCAGATTGTTGTTTGTGGTTTCTTTTCTACGGATGAAGATTGGAATAATTTTGTGAACAATAATTTGGATAAGATTAAAATACAGCAAAAAGATAGAGTTGTATTTGCAAATAAAGAACAGTGGTGTCATTTTAATCCTGTTAATTATTCACAAAGAGGATATAGATTTTTTAAGATAAAAGTCTCTTGTAATATTAATCGTAAAATATTTCTAAATCGTATTTATCCATATTGTTCGTTATATTGCAAAGAGATTGAATGGATTTAGGAGAATAATTGTATGAGTATTATGAATAAAGAAGTATATGATTTGTCACATAAATTAGCTGCTAAATGGTGCTATAGAAATCAATTAGATATTATTGGAGCAAAGAAAAGTAACAATTATCTTTATGTTAGAGGATTTAACGGTGGTTTTCCACATGAAGCTGCAACAATAAAAATTGATATTGATAGCGGAGAAATCATTCAGTTGTGGGGGTTTTATGGCTGTCCTGTAACTATTTTGGAAGGAGAGTATGAGTAGAGAGGAAAATAACTAAATGGATATTTATCAATGGGCTTTGGCTACAAAAAGTGGAGATAATTTAAAAGAATTTTTTAAAAATAGAGAAGATGAATATGCACTTTGGTATCTTATTTCAGGATTACATCCTAAACATCCTGCCGTTATTCGTTGGAAAGCTTTAAGAGAATATATGAATGAACAAGAAAAGTTATTTCGTGAATATGAATCGAAATACTATAGAAAATTATTGGACAAACGTTATAAAGAAGCTTTGAGGAAAAATAAATGAACAAGAGACAGAAAAAGAAATTATTCAAACAGACACTTATTAAGGTTCGGAAATTGCATCCACAAAAAGGCGATGTAATTTGTTTTCAGCCAAATATAGAATGGATTGATATGATTACGATGTATCAATTTATAGACTCATATGCTGATAATAAAATTTTTGGCGAAGCTTCATTGGCATTAGTTCCTTCCAATATCAAGCAATGTACAGATAAAAAAAGGGCACAAAAATTTGTTGATAATCTACAGAGCATTGTAGATCAGATGGGAGCAATAAATGAATCAGATAGATAAAATAGAGTATATGATAAAATCTCTTGAAATTGCAAAAGACAAAATTGAATATGCTAAAAATTGGGTGTATAAGAAAAATAACTAAGATGACGATTTCTATAAGAATTATGGATATGAAGATAAACATCGGTATCCTAATGGGACTATTATAAGAGAATCACTTCGGATGGTTGGCAGGATGGCTAACCAGGTTGCAAATGATGTAAGTTTGAGTCCATATTGTAGTGAATTATTCAAAGAAGATTAGAGTCAAAAATCTAAGAGCATTTCTGCTCAAAAATTCCATTAAAGAGAGAATAAGATGGTGACAATAAAATATCAAAGGAGATGTATTATTTATGCCTAAAAAGAAACAACATTTTGAAGGATTAACATTTAATTATTACGTGGATGGAAAGCCTTTATTTGATAAATATAAGACAATAGATGAATTCGTAAACACAAGATTTCCAAAGAACGATAATCCATTGTCACCAGTGCTTGATACAAAGATCATAAATGTTAAATGGTATAAAAGACATTTATTAAAATCATGGAATATTATTACACTTAAAGATTTAATAGATTTATTGAGCAATGAAAGTACAGATAATGTTTTTGAATTAGAAATACAACAGCATAAAGCTGCTCCAAAACACACATTAATTAGAAAAGAAACTTATTCAATTGATGAGGTAAGACAAAAAGTAAAAGATGTTTTATTTGAAAATGATAAACGACTTGCAAAGGTAGAATTTGATGGAGATTTAATTAAAGGAAACAGTCAGAGATATCAAACATTTTTTACAAAGGGATGTAAATGTGTTAAATGCGGAATTGAAGGAAAATATTTTGCAAAAGAAAGATTTAGAGATCAATCAACGTATCATCTGAATTTATATGCTGTTGATAATAATGGTAACGAAGTATTAATGACAAAAGATCATATTTTACCACACTCAAAAGGTGGTAGTGATGATATAAGTAACTATCAAACCATGTGTAAGATTTGCAATGAAGCAAAAGGAAGTAAGATAGAAGATTAAATCTTAGGGCGAATTCGTAGGAATTCATAATGGTAATTGTGGATGGGGATTATCATTCAGGTAGACAAGTCAGAGTAATAAAGTCAACAAAAATAATACAAATGCTCATGAGAATATTATTTCATATACAAAGGACTCTGACTTGTGTTTCCATAGGGCATATCTATTATACACAAATTCTATTAAAATCCAACAAAATTTAAAAATTAGAAGAAAGGAAAAATTAGAAAAGTTCCTATAGGATAAAGTGCGCACTACTTACTAAGGTAAGAGGAACTTGGAACAAAAGAAATTTATGGATATTTCCCGTATTAAAGAAAATACGGAATTAACAGTAACAAATACAGGAGGTTTCCATGTAGGAGATCATATTGTAATTCAAGAAAAAGTAGATGGTTCAAATGTTGCCATTGCATATGACAAAGAAACAAATAAATTAGTGGCATTTTCAAGAAAACAGACTCTTGATTGGAACAATACACTTAACGGATTTTGGAATTGGGTACAAACTTTAACGTTGAATCATTTTTCAAAATATCCAAACTATGTGTTTTTTGGTGAATGGTTAACTTCACATACTATTAAATATATCCAGGATGCATATAAAAAATTTTATTTTTATGATGTGTATGATAAAGAAAATGAATGTTATTTACCACAATCTGAAGTTAAAAGATTGGCAGATGAGTTGGGACTAAAATACGTACAGACATTTTATGATGGAGAATTTATTTCTTGGGAACACTGTATGTCATTTATGCATGAATCCGATATCGCAATTGATGTTCCAGAGGGTGTTGTTGTTAAGAATCAGACAGAATTAAATAATCAAAACTCAAGAACTCCATTTGTATTAAAAATTGTAAATTCACAGTTTAGCGAAATTAAGAAAGACAATCACAGACAGAAAGTAGAAGATCCACAGAAGTTAGTCGCAAAAGCAAAGGCTTCTGAGATTGTAGAACAGATTGTTACAAAGAACCGTGTTCAGAAAGAATTATACAAGATGATTGACGAAGGTATTTTACCTCAAAAAATCGAACCACAGGATATGAGAATTGTTGCACAGAATTTACCTAAGAGAATTTTTGATGATTGTGTAAAAGAAGAGAATGAATTAGTTATTGAAGCTGGTGAATTCTTTGGTAAGATGTGCGGTTCTGCAACTATGAATTGGGCTAAGAAGATTATTTTTGGAGAATAAATTTATGAATTATTTTATAAGCGATCTGCATGTAGGACATACCAACGTGCTTAGTTTTGATAATCGCCCCTTCAAGTCTATTGAAGAACATGATGAAACTTTAATTAAAAATTGGAACAGTGTGGTTGGCATGGACGATGATGTATATCTGCTTGGAGACATATCATGGCATAACGCTACAAAAACTATTGAGATTTTTAATAGACTAAATAGCCAGCATATACATTTAATCAAGGGCAATCACGACAACCGTTTGCTCAAAAACAGAGAATTGCAAAGCAGATTCTGTGAGATCACTGATTATAAGGAATTGGATATTGGAGGCGGTAAAGGTATTGTACTTTGTCATTATCCTATTCCTTGTTTTAAAAATCATTATTATGGTTGGTATATGTTATACGGTCATGTTCATACAAGTTTTGAGGATAACATGATGCAGCAGGTGAAGTATCAGATGGAAGCTTTATATGATAAGCCTTGTAATATGTTCAATGTTGGATGTATGAAAAGTTATATGAATTATACTCCTAGAACTTTGGAAGAAATAATTCAGAGTGGAGAATAAGTATGTGTAGGTATTGTGACTATAATTCGGAAGATAACCGTATATTTGTAGACCCATTAGACGGAGAGTATTATTTGGATATTGAGACTTCAGAATGGGATGAATACGACGATGGCTATGTGCATCAGAGAGAATATATTGATTATTGTCCATGGTGCGGAAGAAAATTAAGAGAAAAATGTGATGATAGATAACAGATTATTATTACAATCCGATGTAATATGTTGGTATTGCAATTGGAACTGCTGTAATAGACTAAATTTTTAGAAAGTTGGTGAATGAATTGAGTGTATGGGTAACTGGTGATATTCATGGAAATCCTATAAGATTGAGTACTGAAAATTTTTATGAGCAGAAAGAATTTTCTGGAAATAAAAACGAAAATACAGTAATCATTCTTGGAGACTTCGGACTGATATGGAATCGCAACGGAGAAGATAAACAAGAGAAATATTGGTTAGACTGGTTGGAAGATAAGCCGTTTACAACAGTGTTTGTTGATGGCAACCACGAATCGTTTCCAAGACTCTACAGTTACCCTGTTTCAGAATGGAATGGCGGTAAAGTTCATGTGATTCGTCCTCATGTACTACATCTAATGCGAGGAGAATTGTTTACCATTGAAGATAAGAAATTCTTCGCTTTTGGTGGAGCAAGTAGTCACGATATTCAGGATGGAATTCTCGATTATGATGATCCTGATTGGAGAGAAAAAGCTAAAAAGCTAGATAAGCAAGGTAAATATATGTATCGCATTAAAGGATTGTCCTGGTGGGAGGAAGAGATGCCGACTGATCAGGAGATGCAGCATGGATTAGAGACGCTTAAGGAGAATAATAATGTAGTGGATTATATTTTATCACATAGTCCATCAACCTCTGAGTTGTATCTTATGGGTGGTAAAGGATTGTATGAACCAGATAAAATCACTAA